GTTCATCGGCTATTCGGGGTGGATCGTTCAACCTGATTTACCTAGACGAGTTCGCGTTCGTCCCAAACAATATCCAAGACGAATTCTTCAGTTCCGTCTATCCTACAATTTCATCAGGACAAACATCCAAGGTGCTCATAACATCTACACCAAATGGTATGAATATGTTCTACAAAATTTGGGTAGATTCAGAGGAAGGCCGAAACAGCTATAAGCGAATCGACGTCCATTGGTCTGATGTCCCAGGTCGCGATGAGAAGTGGAAAGCTGAAACAATTCAGAACACATCTGAAGATCAGTTCAGAGTGGAATTTGAATGTGAGTTTGTTGGATCTGCTAATACTTTGATTAGTCCATCAAAGCTAAGGCAACTGGCCTTTCGAACTCCAATTAAGCAGATGGAAAAACTTGCCATATACCAAGAACCAGGTGATGGTAAATATATGATTGTTGTTGATACCTCGCGTGGGTCAGGAATTGACTTTAGTGCGTTTATTGTGTTTGATGTCACGGAAGCACCGTACAAGGTAGCAGCTGTGTTTAGAGATAACATGATATCATCGTTATTGTACCCCAATATAATTCACAATGTTGGTAGGCACTATAACGATGCTTTTGTTCTTGTTGAAATTAATGATATAGGCCAGCAAGTTGCAGACATCCTACACATGGATCTTGAGTACGACAACATGTTGTATACAGGAATGAAGGGGCGTGGGGGCGTACAATTAGGATCAGGATTTGGTAATGTAAAACCTCACCTTGGCGTGAGAACAACAAAAACAGTTAAGTCAATAGGGTGTAGTAACTTAAAGAGCCTTATTGAAAGTGACAAGATATACCTCAACGATTACAACGTAATCCAAGAGCTAACACGATTTGTACAACGTAAATCTTCATACGCTGCAGAAGAAGGGACCCATGATGATCTCGTCATGTGCCTTGTATTGTTTGCGTGGACGGTGAGACAAGACTACTTTAAAGAACTAACAGATAATGATATTAGATCAACACTTGAACAAGAGAATATGAAATTTGTCGAAGATCAATTGACACCATTTGGTATTATTGACAACCATGTTGATCAACTAGAAATGGAAGAACAAGCCCGCGAAGGTGACTGGGAATGGAGCGAACGAGTACGAGAGTACTCCCGTTCGAATTTGTGGTTTTAATAAATAACCAAAGGAAAGAAGACCAGACAGCTTCGTGAATAGAGGAGAATAAATATGGCATTTCAAGTCAGCCCAGGAGTAAATGTATCTGAGGTCGACCTTACCAATATTATTCCTGCCGTTGCAACTAGTACAGGTGCTACTGTAGGAACATTTACGTGGGGCCCAACAGACACTCCTATCTTAATTAGCTCAGAAGAGCAGCTAGTAAATGTTTTTGGTAAGCCAAAGTCAAATAGTACATGGACAAACCAGGAATCATTTTTTACAGCAGCTAACTTTTTGAGTTACTCAAATGCATTATATGTTACGCGTGTTCAGGGCGGAACATCTAATAATGCCAGTGATTCATCAGCAAGCATTCAAGTAGGGAATAGAGCAGATTTTGATGCTGCTACGCTTACAAGTGATAAGATTATTGCTAAGTATCCAGGATCGCGTGGAAATAGTCTTGCTATTTCTGTATGTGCTTCTGCTAATGCATACAACTCAACACATGATTTTGGATCAAATGTTGAATGGGGAGTAGGTACTGCTACAGGAACAGGGACAGCTCTTACAACAACCAACCTTGCAGATAATGAGTGGGTAAAGATTGGAGGGAATTTCTATCAGATTCAATCTTCAAACACAACAACAATTACATTGAAGTCTAAGATCAAAGGAACGGCTAATGTTGTGGCACAAACAGTACAAAGATACTGGGAATTCTACAACCTTGTTGATCGTGCTCCACAAAATTCTAAGTTTGCAGCAGATAATGGATCATCAGTCATCGATGAGGTCCATGTTGTAGTCTTTGATGAAGATGGTGGACTAACAGGTACTAAAAGAACAGCCTTGGAAGTTTTTGAAGGACTATCTCGTGCCACAGGCGCCAAAGCAGAGGATGGTACTGATATCAACTTTACTACAGCAATCAACAATAGATCAGCATGGATCTATAGAGGAAGTGTCGCTGTAAGTGAGGTTACAGAAGGTGCAGTTGGCATTCTGACCTCTGGAAGTGCATCTGCTGTTGTTGAGGTATCCCTTAATAATGGTACTGATTCTGCTAGCGATGGTGCGCAGGTTGTTGGTGAATATGCGACAGCATGGGATAAGTTCAAGGCAACAGATACATATGATGTTTCAATGCTAATTGCCGGTAAAGCAAATGCAACACTTGCAAACTACATTATTGACAATGTAGCCGATACTCGCAAAGATTGCATGGCGTTCATTTCACCTGAGAAAGACGATGTTGTAAATAGTAATCAACCGCAAGTATCAACAACATCATTGAGCAATGTTACTGCTTTCCGAAACTCTCTTAATAACACATCTTATGCTGCTCTTGACTCTGGATACAAATACCAGTATGATAAGTACAATGATGCATATGTGTGGGTTCCGTTGAATGCTGACGTTGCAGGTTTATGTGCAAGAACAGACAGCGAAAGGGATCCTTGGTTCTCGCCAGCTGGCTTTACGCGTGGCACTATTAAGAATGTTGTTAAGCTAGCATTTGTACCGACTAAAGCAGAACGCGATGAGTTGTACAAAGCAGATGTTAATCCTGTAGTAACATTCCCAGGTCAGGGAACTGTGCTGTATGGTGATAAAACATTGCTTGGTCGCGCTAGTGCGTTTGATAGGATTAATGTTCGTAGATTGTTTATCGTATTGGAGAAATCAATTTCAAATGCTGCAAATGCATTATTGTTTGAATTCAACGACGCAATCACTCGCGCACAATTTAGAAATGCAGTTGTACCATTCTTGCGAGAGGTGCAAGGAAGACGAGGCATTACTGATTTTAGTGTGATCTCAGATGAGACAAACAATACAGCTGAGGTTATCGATGCTAACCAATTTGTTGGAGACATCTATATCAAGCCTGCACGTTCGATCAACTTCATTCAGTTGAACTTTGTTGCAGTAAGATCGGGTGTGGAGTTCTCTGAAATTGTTGGAGCGGTTTAATAAATAGGTTAGAAATAGAGGAGAATAACACATGCCATTAAATGTATCAGAGTTCCAACAACAGCTGCAAGGACAGGGCGCACGTGCGTCCCTGTTCGAAGTTCAGCTGGCGTTTCCTGGAACAGTCGCTGGTCGTGGTAATGCTGAGTTAAAGTCGAGATTCATGGTGAGAGCAACAACACTTCCTGGATCAACAGTTTCGATCATGCCTGTGTTCTACCAAGGACGGGAAGTTAAACTTGCAGGAGATCGTACTTTCGACACATGGTCAACTACGATTATTAATGATGAAGATTTTGCAATCCGCACTTCAATCGAAGATTGGATGCAGCAAATCAATGCTCATGAAGGCAACACAAGAACACTTGGTCAATATAAGACGCCAGAAATGACAGTATCACAGCTCAATAAGCAAGGTCAAATTATTAGGTCTTACACATTTGTTAATGTGTGGCCAACAGATCTTGCTCCTGTGGATCTCGATTGGGGTAATCAAAACGTAATCGAAGAATTCACTTGTGCATGGGCATACGATTACTGGACTGTTGGAGCAAATGGCGCTCAAGCTGGATTGACGGTTAACGCGTCAATCAACTTATAATTATAGAATGAGGTTATAATGGAACTTTTTGGATTTGAGATCAAGCGCCGTAAGACGCAGGAAGACCTACCGTCATTTACGTCCGTTGAGACGGATGACGGTGCGGTCGTCGTATCGAGTGGTGGGGCACAAGGTCAATACGTTGACCTAGAAGGCTCAGCTAAATCAGAGGCTGAGCTTGTCACACGTTATCGTGATATGGCAATGCATCCTGAGTGCGATGTTGCTATCGATGATATTGTCAACGAGGTTGTTGTATTAAACGACAACGGAAATATCGTCGAGCTGGATCTGGATGATCTCGAGCAACCAGATTCAATTAAAAACAAAATTCGCGAAGAATTTGACAATATTATCGAGCTCTTAGATTTTAACAATCTTGCGTATGATGTTTTCCGTAGATGGTATATCGATGGACGTATGTACTACCATGCGATCATTGATGAGAAGAATCCAAGAGCAGGTATCCAAGAACTTCGTTATATTGACCCAAGAAAGATTCGTAAAGTCCGAAAGGATAAGAAGAAAAGAGATCCTAAGTCAGGAATTACGCTGAAGCTTCCAGCTGATGAATTCTTCATGTATAATGAAAAGGGATTCAAGAAAGGATACGCAGGTGGTAATGCCACAGGTGATCAAGGAGTTCGGATTGCCAAGGATTCAATCATTCATGTGACATCTGGCATGATTGATAGCGGAAACAAAATGGTTCTTGGTCATATGCATAAAGCAATCAAGCCATTGAACCAATTACGGATTCTTGAGGACGCAGCTGTAATTTATAGAATCAGTCGCGCACCTGAAAGACGAATTTTTTATATCGATGTTGGTAACCTTCCAAAGATGAAGGCAGAACAATACTTGCGCGATATGATGGCTAAGCATAAAAACCGACTTGTTTATGATGCTGGATCTGGTGAGATCAGAGATGATCGTAAGTTTATGACAATGCTTGAAGACTTCTGGCTTCCACGTAGAGAGGGTGGCCGCGGTACTGAGATTACGTCATTACCAGGCGGTCAGAATCTTGGCGAGATGGACGATGTATTGTACTTCCAGAAAAAATTGTACAAAGCATTGAATGTCCCTGTATCACGTCTGGATCCTGAAACAGGATTTTCGCTTGGTAGAGCATCGGAGATCTCGCGTGATGAATTGAAGTTTGCAAAATTTGTAGACCGTTTACGCCTTCGCTTCGCCATGTTGTTCCACAAATGTATGGAACGCCAATTGATTATGAAGGGAGTTATTACATCAGAAGACTGGTCAGAATTCAAAAGCTCAATCAAGTATAATTTTGCAGAAGACAATCATTTTGCCGAGCTCCGCGATGCTGAAGTGCTAAGGGAGCGGATAACAACATTGAATGATATAGAAAACTATGTTGGTCGCTACTATTCGCAAGAATGGATTCGCAAGAATGTTCTGCAACACTCTGATGATGAAATTGAAGAAATGAATAAACAAATGCAAGAGGAAGGTGTTGATGAAGATCAGCAGGACCCTCAAAATGATGAACAATAAATAGTGGAGAGATATTATGTCAGAATATACAGTAAATGATGTTGTAAAGGCAGCTTTAGAGAAAGACATGCTTGCGCTAAAGGATGCTGTTGGGACCCATTTAAATGATCGTGCTGCGGAGGCTATTAGTAATATGTACCCTGACGTGGCTGCTTCGATGATGGGCCAATCTAATCCAGAGGTAGACGATTATGTTGCTGATGACCCAGAGGTAGACCAGCAAGATGACGCGGACTTAGAAGTAGAAGCCGATGAATTATTATCTGACGTAGACGCAGAAGAATTACAAATAGACGACTCAGAGGAAGAAACGGATGAAGACGTTCAATAGATTCATACTAGAGGCAAACATCTCTCGTACTGATGGTGAACCTAAATCAGAAGATGAAAAAAGATTTAAAGATAAGCATGTTATGCAAGTGACAGACTATCCTGTTCCAGGAACATCTGATGTTCTTAATGCCAAGACTATGAAAAAAGATATGACAAAGGCTGCGGGTTATCATGAAGCAGATGATGAGAAAGTATACGAATCATTCGTTATTGGAGCTCTTGTAGAGTCTGAGGCATCTGATCATGCTAATCTGGCCAAGAACCACGATCTGACTGCAAAAGCTGCAAAAGAGCGTGCTCAACTTCATCGCACCGATGCTCGTGATTATTCCGAGCAGGCGTTTAGTGAGCACGATGAATATATGGCAGACCTTCATCATGAGGCTTCACACTCAGCGCATGACGAAGCTCATCACCATGCAGTAGCCGCTGAAGCACATCATGCTGCTCACCAGGCACATAAGTCCGGTGCAAGTAATGCTGCAGAGTTATCCAAGCGCGCACACGAAGCAACAGGTAAAGCAAAACAAGCAACTGAAAACTATAAGCGTGACAAAAATGAAGGTCTCGATGCTGACGAAGATGGTGACTTTGGTAGAAATATTGATCACACGAACGATCCGCATCACCAGGACTAATCATGCTTAACGAAAAGAAGTTAACACCAGCAGAGATTAAGAAGCGAGAGGAAATTGCTCAAGCAATCGAACGCGATAATCCTGATATGCCTATGGATAAGAAGATGGCTATCGCAACTGCAACTGCAAAAAGAGTTGCTGAAACGCAAGCTAGAAGTGCTGACTTCCAAAGAATTAAATACACAGATCCTAATTCTGGTAAAATTAGATGGCGTAGACAAAAACAGGAGTTTAAGGTGGAATCTGTACAAGAATCTGTTTCGAAGGCTTATGAGATTATGAAGCCTACTAAAAGCATGGATCATGGCATTGAAGCTATTAAGAAACACATGAAAGTCGATCATGCCACTGCGACTAAACTTGCCAAACAAGTTATGGACAAAGTCAAGAAGGGTGAGTTTGTAGAAGAGGTTCAAGAAGGTTCGCCTACGCGTCTCGATATGATCAGAAAGGCTGCTGAGAAGTATAACAAGCAAAAGAAAGCAGCTGAGCGCAAAGCAGAACGTGATGCTAAGAAAGCAATGTCAAAGGATGCTGACCTTGGTGAGAACAACGGTACAGACAAGCCTCCTTTTGAGGGGGGCTATAAAGTAACTGGTCCTAAGAAGGATAAGTTTGGTAACACAATCAAAGTTCAGAACATAGCGAAGAAGCTCGCTAGGAAGGCAATGGATAGTGCGGCCGATAAAGAGAAGGTTAAGTTGAAAGGATTTGGTCCAGATGCTCCTAAAGGTAATATGGGTAGTTCGACAGCACGTGCATCGTTGAAACCTAAGGCACCTAAGCGTACCGATGAGTCTGTTCGATTAATTGAAAGAGAAGATACTGCCCATCATGTTGCAAAAACATTGATACAAATGGGAGTGCGCCATGACACACCAGAACATGAAGTTCTTAAAAAGATTCCTGCTGCATTAAAGGTACACGGTCTTCATAATAACAAACTTATTCAAAGAGATCCAGATTTCCACGGTGATGTTTTTGATAGTTTATCAAGTCTTCATAAGAAGAATGAATCTGTTCATGAAGCAGTTCATCCAGACCACGTATCACTCCACCCACATAAGACTGATAAGAAAAAGTATACTGTCGGTCAGGTTGGACGTAACGTCAAAGGCCGTTTAAAGACTGGTGAGCATCTTAACGATACACAAGTGGACGATCTTCATGATATGGGAATGAAAGTTAAGCACGAGAGAGGGCCACTTCGTGAAGCTGATTTTGACACAAACTTCAAGAAGCGTATTGCATTGAAGGTATCTGGACCGAAGTCCGTCAGAGATTATATGAAAACAAAAGTAGATCAGAAAAAAGCTGATCATGCTAAGCAAGACCCAAGTGCTGTTAAACAAGGGTATGGACCAGGTGTCATTCCTCCAGGCACTGCTTACAGGGCAGCAACTAAGAGAGGTATGAATCCTTCACAAGCTGCTAATGCTGTAAGTAATGCGTTTAAGAACAGAGGTAAGCCTAGAAAGTTACCAGAAGAAACACAGATTGATGAAGCAGTAATTAACACTCTTCAAGACATTGTTAAGACAAGGGGCGCAAAGGAAATTAAGTTCAAAGACGGCCGTAAGATGAAGGTCGACATGCAAACCGCAAATACGCTCACTAAAGTTCACAAATCACTAAATAGTACTAACGCTAAAAAATTTGCTGATAAGCTCGAAAAAAGTCAAAGTGACTTCATGAAGCTTCTCGACTTTGCTTATACAGTCACGAGGTAAGATATGATTTTAAATGTAAAAGGAACTGAAACAACCTTGTCTGCTAACACGAACGTGGGTAATGCTCGTGCTGTTCGTGTGGTTAATAAGCATACTGCAGATGTTTTAATTACAGTGCAAGACTCATCAGAGGTGACCATTGGCACCTTTACGATTCAATCAAATACAGTAGAGATCTTAGAAAAGAGTGCTACTGATGAGCTACTGGCCAATAATAATGGTGGTAGTGTACTCGTCACAAACTTAGGATTTTCAATCTCATGAAGCTGATTAGAGAAGAAATAGAGGACGTAAGAGTTCTTACAGAAGAAACAGAGGGCGGCGGTAAAAATATGTTTATTGAAGGGGTCTTTATGCAAGCAGACCTCGAAAATAAGAACCGCCGGCGTTATCCAGAAAAGGTCATGAGAACCGAAGTTGCCCGCTACAACAAAGATCTTGTAGAGAAGAAGCGCGCCTATGGTGAGCTCGGACATCCCTCAGGGCCAACGATTAATCTAGAGCGCGTCTCTCACATGATTACAAGCCTTAAAATGGAAGGCACTAATGTGATGGGCAAAGCTAAAATTATGGACACACCATACGGAAATATTGTTAAAAGCCTAATCAATGAAGGTGCTTGCCTAGGTGTTTCTTCACGTGGCATGGGCTCTTTAGTAGAGCGTAGAGGTGTCATGGAAGTCCAAGATGATTTCTATCTTGCTACTGCGGCTGATATCGTTGCAGATCCTTCCGCTCCTGATGCATATGTTCAGGGCATTATGGAAGGTGTAGAGTGGGTATGGGAAAATGGAATCCTGAAAGCTCATCAATTGGAAGAGATGAAGGAAGAGATTGAGCAAGCTACTCGCTCGCGACAGCTCGAAGAGAAGAAGATTGAAGTCTTCGAAAGATTGTTAAAAACTTTTTAATATAAATAAGTACGATAACCTTAAAAGGAGGCCAACAAATGGCAGATCAAGACCAAGTAGTCGGTACTGAAGAGCTCGTCGAGTTCAAGGCTGACGGAGAAGACAGCTCGGTCGCAGATCCTGTTGCTACGGGCAATAACAAGCGTAGTGCTGACAAGGATCAAGGCGATAAAGCTGCCCTTAAAATGGACCCTAAAGATGGACCTAAGTTAACTAAGTCACAAATGATCAACAACATGGTTGGTAAGCAGTATGACCAATTGTCAAGAATGACTGCTACTGATCTGCGTGATCTTTATAACACTGACGCTAATACATCTCAAAAGCGTAGCGCTGACAATACATCTGTTAAGATGATGTCTGTTAAAGAAGATGTTGCTGAAATGTTTGGTGGCCAAGATCTTAGCGAAGAGTTTATGGAGAAGGCTGAAACAATTTTCGAAGCAGCTGTTGCAGCAAAGATTACTACTGAAGTAGCTCGCCTCGAAGAAGAATATGAGCAGAAGCTCCAAGAGTCTGCAGAAACTTATGCAGAGCAACTCTCAGAGCAAGTTGACCAATATCTCTCACACGTTGTTGCTGAGTGGGTTGAAGAAAACGCTCTTGCTATTGAGTCCTCTATTCGTGCTGACATCGCCGAGTCATTTATGAATGGCTTGAGGGGTGTATTTGAAGAGCACTATGTAGAGCTTCCAGAAGAAAAAGTCGACGTTGTTGCTGAAATGGCAGAGCG